GGAGTACAAGCAATCACATCCTTGACACTATTAAGACACTCTACGAGCATACTAAGATTGTCATCATATCTATTTTCCAAAGACTCAACGAATGCTAGTCTTAGTTCTTCTTCAGCAGCAATTAAGTGCTTTCTAATATCGTTAGTGGCCATAAGTTTTAAGAAATAAACGTCGAGAAATATCCGTATCCAATTAACCAGAGGCATAATCCCCCTAGAACTTTGTAGTACTTACGGATAGGAGTACCAAAGTATTGTTGACCAATCATCAAACACTTATGTGCTGGTGATAAAAGGTATCCAGCATACTCAGTGGTAAGAAACCACACGAGATACTGAGGACCGAAGATAAGAACCAATGCTGAGGTCATACCAGCATACTTACCTGATGAACCCATGATCCATGCTGCAACTGCTGCAACAATAGAGACAGGAATAATCATAGAAGGATCAGATCCCTTAAGATATTCCATCACTGGTCCCTTAATCATACCAACAATTCCACCTAATGCAAGTACCACTGTTGCAATAATAGCGAACTTGCCATCAAGATATTTACCCCACTTCCAATCCTTACAAATGATACTGTAGTAACATGCCATAGCAAGGAACCAAGGGAAGAAGAAAATTGCACCTGCTTTCCCTACACATAGTAGGAACCATAGTGTTGCAATAAAAGGAGCCCATCCTCTTAATGCTCTCTTCCAGTTAAACTCTCTGATGTTGCTCATGTCTGGAACAACACTTCGAGGATCTACCTTAGAAAAAATATACCACCATGTATATACTAAACATATACAGAGTGGAATGAATGTATAACCTAACATCTGACCATAGGTTATACCTAGTGCTGCCATAGGAAGAGCAATTGTCTTCTCTAATGGTGACCACCAATAGTAATGGTGTGTCGATAGGTAATCAATGATGCCAAAAGCACTTCTTTTCTTCTTATCAGGTGGTGCAATAGCATCCAGTAGTGGTGCAGATAATGCAACTCTACCTGGTATTGGTAGGACTCCACCAAAGATAGAAGTAATGATAATCATCACACGATTATCTTTAATGTATCTCTTAGCTAATGAATAAACATCATCAAGTACATGGTACTCTCTGATGAATCCACCTAGAATCATGATCCCGAAGATGTACCCCATGTACAATTCCTTCTGTAGGATCGCAGTTACGATGTCAATCATACAAATAAATCAATTCAGTTTTAATATTTATTGAGGGCTAACTCCACTCATCATCGCACGAATCGTCGTCGTTGTCAAGTGTCTTTGGTAACACATCAGCATATTCATCTGCTGGAACCATCGCCACTTTTCTACCATCAAAACATTTAATGATAAAGACTTCTCCTTCTTCGCAACGTTCTACATAGTCTTCAAACTTAGCCTCCAATTCTGCTTCCGTTATTTCTTTCATTGAACTATACAACAAATGTTTTCTTTTTGCATATATCTTATGGAATCTTTAGTTCCACCAAGTTTTACACCGTTTAATACAATCTGTGGAAACGTAGCACCGTCTCCAAACTCACCATAAAATGCTTCCTTAGTAAAGTGTACGCCAAGTTTATACTCAACATAACTTAATTCTGAAAGACCCAATACATCTATTATCTGTTTGCAATGGTTGCAACCTTCCTTAGAATATACCGTAAAGTTTTGCATTTCTTTTAAAGATCTTTTTGTACAGAAGCAGCATAATCTTCATCAAACTGATCCAAACCTCTATCAGTCAGAATATGTTTGTACATACCTTCAAATACTTTCGTTGGTATAGTACATATATGAGCACCATATTCAAATGCTCTTCCTACATCCCTTACGTTTCTAATAGATGCAGCTAAAATCTCAGTAGAATCCCAAGATTGTTTCTCAAATACATTAGCAATGTCCTTGATAAGACATAGACCACCAAATGAATTGTCGTCTACTCTTCCTACAAAAGGAGAAACATACTTTGCACCTGCTTTAGCAGCAAGTATTGCTTGAGATGGACTAAAAATTAAAGTTACATTAACTTTTATATTATCTTCAGAAAGCGCAACACATGCCCTAAGTCCATCTGGTGTGCAAGGTACTTTAATAGTAGCAACCTTACCAAATTTCTTGTGTAGTCTCTTGCCTTCTGAAATCATATTGACATCACTGCCAATGACTTCCATGCTTATATCAGTCAATCCAATATCTTTGAACTCCTGATACACTTCTTCATGGTTTCTACCACTCTTTCTAATCAATGTTGGATTGGTTGTCAAACCATCAATCAATTTGGTAGAAAAATGCTTACGAACGATATCTGTCTCAGCAGTATCTAAAAAGATTTTCATAGTGTAATTCTAGTGACAAGTTATATAGTCAGTTTATATTCAATGGTTCCATTTTAAGGAACTGTTCGTTTAGGTTATAAAACAATTTATAATTTGTAGTATTTACCCAGTATCCAATGATACTATTTCCATCACAGTTGTATCCATATCCTGTTAATGGTTCATTTACTCCATCTATCCTGAATGTCTTACCACCTTTCTCAAGGTAGTTATGGAATTTCTCATCCAGATTGATCATCGTTCTTCAAATGTTAGTTTACGGACTTTCCTTTGACGGCGAGCCTCTTGATATTTTAGATCCTCTGGTGATAATATGTTAGTTTTTTTATAATTATTAACATTATTTAACATTTCAACTTTAGAAAGGTCTACTGCTGATACATTTTCACCTGTAACCGTAGTCATATTTTCACATCCACAACACTTTGTTCTGGATGGATGACCATTCAAAACCATTTCACATACATTACACTTTACGATGATTGACATTGATCCTGTCCCTTTTTCTCAATGGAGTACCTGTAGGATTCTTTTTCAAATCCTTCTTTATTTGCTTAAGGAGTTTTAGATGTTCCTTAAGTGAATTGTCCTTCAAAATAGTCTTTCCTATAGTAACGTCCAAGGATATTACTATTATAGAATGCTGGAGTACCATCATCCAAAGACTCTGTTAATACATTATTAAGAAACAGTTGTCTTGTTTCCTCAAAGTTTACTTTGCCTTTGGTTGTGTGTAAAGATAAGATTTCCCTACTGAAAGAGTTTCGTCCATACTTTTTAACGTCTTGCTTAAGCTCTGGAGAACTGCCGTAGTATTTTTTCCAGTCACTCTCAGACGAAACGCGGCGTTTCCCACCTCTAGGCTTTCGACACTGGGTAAAATATTTTCTGCCGATGTATTTCTTCCTCGTTGTTCTATTAACAATGAGGTAGACGTAACCGAACTTGTCGCCAATATCGTTAGAAGTAAAAGCTGTACCTTGGTATAACCAGGGGTTTTCATAATCTCCTGCAACCACTGTGGTCTCTGTGGTGGTTTCCATCCCATAATTTTTATATCACTCAGTTTTTATTTATATCTTCATCTGTTGTTTGAATCTCAAGCTGTTGTTTCAGAAAGAGAATCTCCTCTTTCAGTTCACTTTTCTCCAGCTCGAGTTTCTCTATTTCCTGTTGGTAGATTATTATCATGCCTTCAAGTTTATCGTTTTGCTCGTAGAGTTCGTACCAAGACTTTATTTCGTAGTCCAATTATTACCTGTCGAGTTTCTATTTAGAATCTAAATACCCTGATCCTTGTACTTCTTAATACTATCTTCCCATTCTTGTAAAGAAGATTGACAGTTAGGTGGTTCAGGATCCTTGATACCTTTTATCTTCTTCCACTTATTATACAAGGCATTCATATGCCAAGACTGTGCTAGACTTTTAGGTCCATTCTCTAGTAACTCAAGTTCCTTTTTACTATTTGTATAAGGAATGAGTTCTTCTCTCCAACCACATGTCATAATTTAAATCCAGCAAATGTGTCTTTTTTAACATCTTGTTTGATGCTTCCTACCATGTAAGATTCTACTTCTGTCTCCTGTGGTGCTACTTGCATACCTTTAGAAGACAACCAGTGTGCAGTCCAAGGAAGTGGATTGTTTGCTAATGGTGTATCGAATATAGGTTTCAATCCAATAGACTTTAGACGACGATTAGCAGTCCATTCAACATAGTTCTGTAGTAACTTATCATTTAGACCAATTATAGAACCATCTTTAAATAGATATTCTGCCCACTCCTTCTCTTCATCTACACAATCCCTAAACATCTGATAGACATTCTCTTCTTCTTCCTTAATGATGTCCATCATCTCTGGATCATCACCTTCAGCCCACTTGTTTAGGATATTATTTGTGACTGCCATGTGTTGTGACTCATCTCTTGCAATAAGTGAGATGATCTTGGCACTTCCTTCAAGTAACTTAAGCTCACCAAATGCAAAGGAGCAAGCGAAAGAGACATAAAAGCGAATACCTTCAAGAATGTATACATTAGCAACTGCCCTATATAAATGTCTTTTTAAATCTTTACGTGTCCACTCAGAATTGGGGTGACTATACATGTCAGGTTTCCAACTATTACTCTGACCATAATCATTAGCATAGTTAATGAAGTCATCGTATGCTTTAGTCACTGACTCAGCACGAGCAATAATCTTCTCATCATCTAGTATAGTATCAAAGACCTCAGATGCATCTGGATATACATTCTTAATGATGTGAGTATATGATCTGCTATGAATCATCTCCATAGTCTGCCATATATTCATACAACCTTCTAACTCAGGTAAAGAACAGTATGGTGAGAAAGCCATACCAGGAGCACGACCTTGTACAGAATCTAAGAGGATCTGATACTTAAGGTTGCTGGTAAAGATATGTTTCTGTGCTTCATTTAACGTAGGATAGTCTGCTCTATCCTTCTGTAAAGAAACTTCTTCTGGTCGCCAGAAGAAGCCTAGTTGTGTTTGTGTTAACTTGTCAAATATAGGATACTTAAACTTATCGTATCGCTGGACTCCTAGTGGAGGACCAAAGAACATCTGTCCTTTGGTGGT